GATCACATATCAATTATCGTTAGCGGATTAGAAACTAATGATGAAAGAAAAACTATTGATTTGTTAATGACAAGATTAAGAGCATTAACAGAACAATTAAATATTGGTGTTATAATTATTTCACATTTAAAAAGACCAGAGGGTAATAAAGATCATACTGATGGTTTAAAAACTTCACTTGGACAATTAAGAGGTAGTGCTAGTATTGCTCAACTAAGCGATATTTGTGTCGGTGTTGAGAGATCACTTTCAGATCAAGAAAACGGAAAAAAGACTTTAGTAAGAATTTTAAAAAATAGATTTGCAGGAATTACAGGAATTGGAACTACTCTGCAATACAACCCAGACACAGGAAGATTACAAGAATATGAAACAACCAATAATTTTTGATATAGAAACTGATGGTTTCAATCCAACTAAGGTGCATTGTTTGGTATTGCAAAAAGATGGAAAAGAAATTTCGTTCGTTGGACGAGATATACCGAAAGGTATTGATTTGTTAGCTGACAACTTAGTCGTGGGACATAACGTAATTAAATATGACCTCCCTGTCTTAAAGCGTTTGTACAACTACTCTCATAATCCAGAGTTAGTACACGATACTCTATGCCTTAGTCGTCTTATCTACCCAGACATAGCCAACAGCGTAGACTTTAAATTGTTAGCTAACAATCACATTGATAAATCTGTTGTCGGTAGACATAGTTTAAAAGCATGGGGACAGAGATTAAAATTTTATAAAGGCGATTATGCTGAGGTACATGATTTTAAAGAATTTAATGAAGATATGCTTGAGTATTGTATTCAAGATGTAAAATTAACTTCATTACTTTATAAAAAATTATTAGAAAAAGGATTTAGTAAAGAAAGTATAGAATTAGAGCATGAAGTTGCTAACATTTTAAAACTACAAGAGGACAAAGGTTTTGGTTTTGATGTAAGTAAAGCTCAAGAATTACACTCTATATTATTAGGTAGAACTCACGATTTAAGATTGAGTTTAGAACAAAGATTTCCAGATTGGCAAGTAGATTTAGGAGAGTTTATTCCTAAAGTTAATAATAAAAAACTTGGATATAAAAAAGGTGTTGCCGTTAGGAAATCTAAAACAATGAAATTTAATCCATCAAGTCGCCAACAAATATCAAATAGACTTATGGAACTTAGAGATTGGAAACCTAAAAAGTTTTCTGAAACAGGATTACCTATAGTTGATGAGGAAACTTTAGAACATTTAGATTATCCAGAAGCTAAAGAACTTAACGAGTATTTATTAATAGAGAAAAGATTAGGTATGTTAAGTGATGGAAAACACGCTTGGCTAAAAGTAGTTAAAGATGGAAGAATACATAGTAATTATATTACTAACATTACGACTGGAAGAATGAGCTGTCGTAGTCCAAACTTACAGCAAGTGCCTAGTATAAATTCTCCTTATGGTAAAGAATGTAGAGAATTATTTGTACCTACAAGCGGTTATGTAATGGTGGGTGCTGATGCTTCAGGAATTGAAGCAAGAAGTTTAGGGCATTATATTTATAACTATACAGGTGGACAAGGTTATGTTGATTTAATTTTAAATGGCGACATACATACTTACAACCAAAAGAACTTAGGTTTAAAATCTAGATCATTAGCAAAGACAATTCTTTATGCGGTACTTTACGGAGCGTCATCTCGGCGGGTGCATGAAATACTTGATTGTTCAATGGAAGAAGCAAAAGAAGTTTTAAATAAATTTAATAAAGTATTACCTTTCTTACAAGAACTTAAATATGACATTATAGATAAATTAGAAACCGTTGGTTATCTAAAAGCTATTGATAAAAGAATATTAACTATTCGATCACAACACTCTGCGTTAAATGCGTTGAACCAAAGTTGTGCCGCAATAATTATGAAGAAAGCATTAATTATTTTATGGAATAAATTAAAAGGAAAAGATGCGTTTGTAGTTGCAAACATACATGATGAATTTCAAATAGAAGCAAGACCAGATATTGCCGAAGAAGTTGGGAAGATAGCGGTAGATAGTATAATTGAAGCGGGGGAACACTTTAGATTACGAGTGCCTCTAGGAGCAGAATACCGTGTCGGAAAGAACTGGGCGGAAACCCATTAATCCTAAATGGAGAAAGTGGGCTTCAAATGCTTTATGTAATCAAAGATTAAGACAAGGACATGATTGTGGTTTAACTATAGATCAACTTATAGAACTAACTCCTAGTCATTGTCCATGTTGCCAAACTGTTTTAGTACCGCAAGGTAATCAAAGTAATTCGCCGTCTGTTGATAGATTAGACGCAACGAAAGGTTATGAGAAAGATAATATTTGGATAATTTGTCATTCTTGTAATACCAGAAAAGGAAATATTAAAAGCCCAACTGATCTATATAAAATTGCAGATGCTTGGTGGGCTAAAATAAAGGAGCTCAAATGCAAGTTATTATAGTTTTAAGTGATAAAAAAGAGGACAACCAAAAAATAGAATACAGTATTTTTGAAAAGTACGAAGATAAAGAAACACCAGAAGAAATGTTAAATAGTCCTGCTGTTCAAGTTGGTTCTATTCTTTCGGGTTTTCTTAAAACAATAGAAAAACATGGAGCATATTTAGGATTACTCCCACTTATTGAAAACGAAGAAAAAGATTTTGATGCTAATGATTTTAGAAAAAAAATCAAAAGTCGTGATGCTAATGTAATTCACGTTAATTTAAACAATATAAAACCAAAAGGAAACGGATAATGAGTACGTTATTAGTTGATGCAGACGTTGTAGCTTATCAAGTTGCTTTCTCTACAGAAGAACCTATTAGATGGGGAGAAAAAGAAGAATTTGCTATATGGACTTTACATAGTGATGAAAAAGATTGTGTTAGAAAAATTAAAGATTATTACCATGATTTAAAACAAGATACTCAATGTAAAGAGATAATATCAGCATTTAGTGATAAAGATAATTTTAGAAAAGAGATTTACCCTGATTATAAACTAAACAGAACTAAACAAAGAAAACCATTAACACTTAAATTTTGTAGAGATTATATTTACAAAAACTATAATGGTTTTATTAGACCTAGATTAGAAGCTGACGATATATTAGGAATTTTAGCTACATCAGATATTATTAAAGGTAATAAAATAATTTGTAGTATTGATAAAGACTTAAATCAGATTTCAGGTTTACATTATAACCCAACCGCTAAGGAGTTTTATGGAATAACAAAAAAACAAGCTGATTATAATTTCTTTTATCAATGTCTTGTTGGAGACCCTACTGATAATTACAAAGGAGCTCCTACTTATGGAGAAGTTAAAACTAAAAAAACATTAACTAAGAAAAAGAATTTATGGAATGTTGTTAAAGATTGTTTTAAAGAACAAGGATTAACAGAAAATGATGCTTTAATACAAGCAAGGTTAGCTCGAATTTTAAGAAATACTGATTACGATTTTAAAAAGAAACAACCTATACTATGGAGTGGAAAATGAACAGAAAAGAAATATTAGATAAAGCAAGTGATTTAATAATGAATGATCGTGCTAAAAAACACGGAGATATAGTAGTTAATCATGGAAATATTGCTAGATTATGGTCTGCTTATTTAACTAATAAAACAAGAGTAAATATACCTATAAGTGAACAAGATGTAGCTTTAATGTTAAGTCTATTTAAAATAGGTAGAACTCAAAACGGTAATCACACAGATGACAATTATATAGATGGAGCGGCTTATATGGCGATTGGTGGTGAAATAATAAATATTAAATTAAATGGACACGCTAAAGAAAAAGAAAAATGGGACGACACCATTAATGATAAACATAAAAAACAACAACAAGCTAATAATAATCACAGTCAAGACGCATGAGTACAGTCAAAAGATGGAAGAAAAAAACATACATGACCGTAGATGTTTTGTTAGAAGATGAGTTTTATGCAAAAACACCTGATTTAGATAGATCATTTCCGCCTAGTAATAAAGCTAAATGGACTGTTATTGAACAGAAAGATACTAGATCAACTTTAGAAGAACTACCAATAGAGGAAGAAAAAACAAATGAAGAAACTCCTAAAGAAAATCCTACAATGGATCAGTCAAAACCCCCCGAAGTATAAATTTGTATTTGTACTATGGGAAGATGCAAATTCTGATAGAACAAATGCTCCCAACAATATGTATTAGTGTTGGATTTCTTATCAATAAAACAGAAGATGCTTTTATCTTAGCATCTGATTTCACAACAGACGAAAAAAATGGCAAGTATGTAATCGCTGAGGGCGGTAATACTATGGTCATTCCCACCAAAAACGTACTTAAAGTAGTACCAATTCCCCTTAAAATACAACCTAAATAGTTGCTCTCTTGGATATAACGTATGATTACTCAAGAATTAATTGATTATTTAGATAAACAATTCCCTAATAAATCTCCCGATATAAACGACACGGATCGTCAAATTTGGTTTAAATCTGGACAATCAAGCGTTGTGTCTCATTTAAAGCAAATTTTAAATGATGACGAAAATAACATCTTAAATAAAAAAGTAATAGGAGACATCAAATAATATGTGTGTAATGAAAAGACCGAAGTTGCCTCCACCACCAGAGCCTTTAGCTCCTCCTGCAACCGAAGTTAATATCGGTGAAAATAGAAAACAGAAGAAAAAGCTAAAAACGGTAAAGACTAAAGTTTCTAGATCGGCGGCTAAAAGTGGTAAAGCGGCTTTAAGAATACCTTTACAAGTTGGTGGCACAACTACTCAAACTGGTGCTAACGTAACAAATCCATAATTTTAAATAATATATGAGTAAATACCAATCAGCAAAATCACGGTATACTACATTAGAAGCAAATAGAGACCCGTTTCTCGATCGTGCTAGGGATAGTGCAGAATTTACAATCCCATCTATTATGCCTCGTGATTATCACAACAAGCATACGACCCTATACACTCCATATCAAGGTATTGGTGCTAGAGGTGTCAATAATCTTTCTGCTAAACTTCTTTTAGCTTTACTTCCTCCAAATCAAGCATTCTTTAGACTTACATTAGATGAATTTACTTTATCTGAATTAGCAGGTCGTGATGATATGAAAGGCGAATTTGAAAAAGCTATGAGCTCTATTGAAAGAGTTGTGATGAATGAAATGGAAGTTAATAACTTTAGAAATGCTTTATTTGAAAGTCTTAAACATCTTTTAATTTGTGGTAATGTTTTATTATATGTAACCCCAGATTTAAAGATGAAAGTATATCATCTAGATAGATATGTCGTTAAAAGAGATGGTATTGGAAATGTTTTAGAAATTATAACTAAAGATATGGTTGCTCCAAATGCTTTAACAGAAGAACAAAAAGCATTAATAGATGGAGGAGAAAAAGATAAAGACAGTTATGAAGATAGTTGTGAAATTTATACTTGTGTTAAACGATCAGAAAATAATAAAAAATGGTTAGTACACCAAGAAATTAAAGATCAAGTTATTCCATCTTCTATAGGTTCTTATCCTATAGATAAAAACGCATTTATACCGTTACGTTATACTTCTATAGATAATGCTGATTACGGCAGAGGATTTATAGAAGAATATATTGGCGATCTTCGTAGTCTTGAAGCTTTATATAGATCAGTAGTAGAGGGTTCTGCGGCGGCTAGTAAGGTTCTCTTTCTCGTGAAACCTAACGGTAGTACGAGGCTTAAAACATTATCTGAAAGTCCTAACGGTGCTATTAGAGAGGGTAATGCAGAAGATGTTACTACACTTCAAGTTAATAAGTTTTCTGATTTTAATATTGCTTTTCAAACAATGAAACTTATTGAAGAAAGATTACAGTTTGCTTTTATGCTTAATACATCTGTTCAAAGAAATAATGACAGAGTTACTGCAACAGAAATTAATTTTGTATCAAAAGAATTAGACGACAGCTTAGGCGGTTTATATTCTTTATTATCACAAGAGTTACAGCTTCCATTAATAAACAGATTAATGTTTCAAATGGAAAAGAAAAAAGCATTACCACCATTACCTAAAGATAGTGTACGTCCTAAAATTGTTACAGGATTAGAAGCTTTAGGTAGATCGAGTGATTTACAAAGATTGAATATGTTTGTTCAACAGCTTCAACCTTTTGCAGAACAACTAATGACATACTTAAATTTAGATGAGTATGTTAAAAGAGTTGGAACATCTCTAGGTGTTGAGATGGAGGGACTTATTAAGTCGCCTGAGCAAATACAAGCTGAACAACAAGCTATGCAACAACAAGCTATGATGGAACAAAATACTCCTGCCATTGTTAAAGAGGGTGCGGGTATGGTTCGAGATAGCTTTAAGGACAGGGAAAAAAACTAATAAGGAGAAACAATGGTTGAAAAAGTAGATATACCTGTCGAAGAAAAGACTGAAACACAGGAATACTTAGATGAAATGTCTAAGAAAGCCGATAGTGCTAATGAAGTAAAAGTAGAAGAAGCACCATCAACAGAAGAACCAAAACCTATACTTGGTAAATTTAAAACTCAAGAAGATTTAGTTAAATCTTATCAAGAATTAGAAAAGAAATTATCTGAAAGACAAGAGGATAAAACTTTTGAAAATGAAAAAACAGAAGATAAACCACTTGAAGCAGGTAAGTTTGATTTTGCGAGTGCAGAAAAAGAATTTACTGAAAATGGAGAGTTAAGTGAAAACACTCTTAATACTCTTGAAAAGATGGGACTTCCTAAAAGTTATGTAGATAATTACATAGCAGGTTTGGAAGCTCAGTCTAAAGCATTTGAGCAAACCGCTTATAATGCGACAGGTGGCGAAGAAAATTATAAAAGTATGACTGATTGGGTAACAAATAATTTACCCCCTGAAGAAATACAGCAGTTTAACGACAGCATAAATGAAAGTAATGATAGTGCTATGTTTGCTATAAAAGGCATGTATGCTAGATTTTCTGCTGAAACAAGAGAACCAAATCTTTCTACAGGAGATAATCAACAATCAACTGGTTCTGCTTATGAAAGTGTCGGTCAAATGAAAGCTGATATGTCAGACCCTAGATACGCTACAGATAGTGCATTTAGAAAAATGGTTGCTGACAAAGTAGCAAGATCAAAAGTAATATAGAATTCTTAGGATAAATTGCTGTCCTAGAATAGCAAGTAAAAGTAAGACTTAACCCGTCTGAGGACGGACAATTCTGAAACTGAAATTACTATCGCTCAATTAGCAACAACCCTAAACAAAGGAGATATATATAATGTCAAATTATACTGTATCAAACATAGGGCAAAACGCTGGTTCAGGTAGTACAACAGCATCTTTCTTGAAAGTATTTTCGGGAGAGGTCATTACTGCTTTTGAAACAGCAAACTCAACACTAGACAAACACTTAGTTCGTACAATTTCTAGTGGAAAGAGCGCCCAGTTTCCTATCGTTG